AAGAAATTATTGAAAAGAAAATAGAAGGCAAAAGAAACGTTCCTGACTTAGTAAAGTTGGGTCAAATTCCTGCAATTGTTATAGACGTAGATGATGCGAATGCTAAAAAACTTACGATCATTATGAACGAAACACGGGGCAGGGCTGACTTTGCTAAGTTGGGAGCCTTGCTTACTGAAATTAAAGTAGATTTGCCTGATGACCTTGCAGTAGGTTTACCATATACTGAAACTCAATTAAATGAATTAATGGAAATTGCCTCATTTAGTTGGGATGCTTTAGATACACCAATTACCACAACTGAATTTGAAGATGATGGTGAGGGTGGCGATTATAAAATTAGTGCAATACTAAATCCTGAAACAGGATTAAAGTGGAAATCAATGCTTTATGAAAACAAAAACGAGTTGCCTACCGACACAAAACTTGCGGCAGGTGCTTTAATAACTAGACTTATTGCAAAGAGCGAAACACTCTAAGCATAAGACGGGGTTCGTAGTCCGCCCCCGTTATCAAAACCAAGGAGAAACATGGAAAAGGCACAAGAAAGGCAACCAAAAGTAAATAGCATTTGGCTAGCCATTTTAATCGCAACAACTGGTATCTATCTAGCCTCAACATTAATTGCTAATGTTGCTTCACTTAGAATTGTTGAAGTATTTGGTTGGTCATTAGATGCTGGAACATTTATCTATCCAATTACATTTACTTTACGAGATGTAATTCATAAAGTCGCAGGAAGAGCAGCAGCAAGAGCCGCAATCTTTACAGGTGCCTTTATTAATTTAATGATGGCGGCATACTTCTGGTGGGTTGCAAACTTACCAGCAGATATGAACGTAGGAGAGCAAGCAGAGTGGGTCACGGTTCTCGGACCTCAATGGCGCATTGTTATTGCTTCAATTATTGCCATGATTATTGCTGAACTTATTGATACTGCCGTTTACTCAAAGTGGGTTAAGAAGTTTGGACATAAATATCAATGGGGCAGAGTTTTGTCTTCCAATGGTGTATCTTCGCCCATTGATTCTTTAGTATTCTCATTTATTGCATTTTATGGCTTAATGCCAACAAGTGTAGTTTGGTCTATATTCTGGTCAATGGTGTGGATTAAACTCGCAACTTCTGTGATCAGCCTTCCACTTATTTATGGAGTGCGACCAAAGCAGGAGTGGACATTAGAAGGTCAGGTTCACTAAATGACTTTGACTGTTCTAGGTAATAAGGTTGACGGGTCTTTAACTAAAGACCAACTGGAATGCTTCCCAAACCCAAGTTTTGGTGTCTTGAGGGAGATTACATTTGAAACACATGAGTTTTGCTCATTGTGTCCAGTAACTAATCAACCTGACCTTTACACACTTAAGATTACTTATGTTCCAGACAAAAAATGTGTGGAATCAAAGTCCCTTAAGTTATATCTAACTCAATGGCGTAATGAGGGTATTTTCGGTGAGGCTGTTGCAACCACAATCTGCAACGAATTATTTGAAGCCCTTGCCCCGCTCAAAGTTGAAGTCATAGCCACTCAACAAATTAGAGGTGGGCTACAAATGACTACCACAGCAGTTAGATACGAATGACCAAAGCAGTAATTATTGCCTCAGGAGGGATGGATAGTGCTACCTTAGCGTGGCACTACCACTCTCTTGGGTATGACCTGCACATGGTAGGTTTTAACTATGGGCAACGGCATGCCAAAGAATTAGAATTTCTAAAAAAGCAAGCCGACACGCTGAAGGCAGATCTGACTATTGTTCAGATGGATTTTATGAAAGATTTGCTTAAAGGTTCATCTTTGACTGATGATCAAATAGAAGTACCAGATGGTCATTACAGAGAAGAAACCATGAGAATAACTGTGGTGCCAAATAGAAATGCCATAATGCTATCTATTGCTGTTGGTATTGCTGTGGCTAATGAGGCAGACATTGTGGCAACTGGCATACATGGGGGCGATCATTATATTTACCCCGATTGCCGACCATCTTTCTTTGAGCCATTTGCTGAAGCCATGAAACAGGCAACACTTGGACACTCAGTTGATGGGTTTAAGTTAGAAGCCCCATTTGTTGAAATTGGTAAAGACGATATTGCAGAGTATGGCAATCGCATTGGTGTTGATTACGGCCTGACTTGGTCATGCTATAAGGGTGGCGAAATACATTGTGGCTCATGTGGCACATGTTTTGAAAGGCGTGAAGCCTTTGCGCTCGCTGGTGTAAAAGACCCAACTGAGTATCTTGCTACACCTGAGTATGAAAGGCCGAATTAACTATATGATTAAAACTTCTATTTTGGCTTTAATTGTTGGCATGGTGTTGGGATCAGTAACCACCTTACTAAAACTTCCATTACCTGCACCAACTTCCATCATAGGCATCTTGGCAATCTTTGGAATATGGTTAGGTTATATCTTGACGACCCTGCTACTCTAAGGTTTTAGAGAGAAGGTAGAACCATGGAATCAAACCTTGAGCCTGTTCAAACAAAACCAAGGAAACGCAGAGCCTCATTACATGAAGTAATTGAGAAAGAAAGACGGGTCTTAGAATTAAGGCTTGCCCATGTTAAGTGGGAAGATATTGCTCAGGCTGTTGGATATGCCTCAAAAGGCGCCGCATATAATGCTTACGAGAGAGCCTTAAAACGCACACTTCAAGAACCTGCTGATGAAATTAGAACCCAAGAGCGAGAAAGATTAGATAGACTTGCTCAGTATTGGTTCCCTAGGGCATTAAATAAAAATGATGCAGATGCGGCACAGCAAGCCTCATTAATGGTTCTCAAGATCATGGATAGGCGAGCAAAGTATCTTGGTCTTGATGAGAACAAAATTAAACATGATGTAACTATCTATGAAGGCGGTAGTGAAATTGATCAGAGAGTTAAAGAGTTAGCACACCTTGTCGCTAGAAATAGAACTGACGCAAGCAGACTGGATGGTGGCATCTCGCCTACTATGGCTTGAAGATGCTCGTGATAACCAACTGCCACCTGAAGGGGATTGGCTGACTTGGATTATTATGTCTGGTCGTGGTTGGGGTAAAACCCGAACAGGTGCTGAGTGGGTTGCCCATAATGCAATTACTCAAGACAGAACTAGATGGGCTGTGGTTGCCCCGACATTTGCTGATGCACGAGATACATGTGCTGAAGGTGAATCGGGTTTAATTAACATACTCAACAGATACAAAGCACTTGCTAACTGGAATCGTTCAATAGGTGAAATACTTTTAACCAATGGCTCAAGAATTAAATTATTCTCAGCCGAGGAACCTGACCGCCTTAGAGGTCCTCAGCATCATGGTGCATGGTGTGATGAGTTGGCCGCATGGGTAAGACCTGAGGCGTATGATCAATTACAGTTTGGATTACGCTTAGGGCAACGCCCACAGACAGTAATAACCACAACGCCTAAACCTGTTCCATTATTAAAGAATTTATTAAAGCGAGATACTGCAATAGTTACTCGTGGCTCAACTTATGAAAACAGAGCCAACCTAGCAGAAACTGCGCTTGCTGAATTAGAGGCAAGGTATGGAAATACTCGCTTAGGTCGGCAAGAACTTCAAGGTGAATTACTTGAAGACATGGAAGGGGCACTTTGGACAAGGGCATGGATTGAAAACCAACGCCTTGAACCCAAAGACATGCCACCTCTATACCGCATAGTTGTTGCCATTGACCCAGCAGTTACCTCAAATGAAGATAGTGATGAAACTGGAATAGTTGTTGCAGGTGCAACATCTGAAGGTCATTTTTATATACTGGAAGATGCAACACTTAAAGCAACACCTGACGGCTGGGGTCGTAGGGCTGTTCAAGCCTACAACGACTGGTCAGCAGATAAGATTATTGCTGAGACAAACAACGGTGGTGATATGATTATCGCTACAATCCAGCAAGTAGATAGATTAATACCTGTAAAGAAAGTTGTTGCCTCAAGAGGTAAGCAACTTAGGGCTGAGCCTATTTCTGCATTATATGAGCAGGGACGGGTGCATCATGTTGGCATGTTTTCTAAATTAGAAGACCAGATGGTAACTTGGACACCTGAAAGCAAAGACAGCCCAGACAGGTTAGATGCTCTAGTATGGGCATTAACAGAATTAAAAGATGGTTCAAGTTCTCAAGCGGTTCTTGCAAGCATGGCAACTATATGTCCAGCCTGTAAGATGCCAAATAAGAAATCTGAGAAAATTTGTGTTTATTGTAATCAAGCGTTAGGAGAGAGTAGTGGCAGTAACCTTTAATACCACTATTGATCAAGGGGCTGACTGGTTTCTTAACTTTCAATATAAAAACCCTAATAACACACCAATTATTTTAACTAATTACACCGCCGCATTACAGATTAGAACTTCACCGCTTGCTAAGACAGCAGTTTTGACTTTAACATCTCCATCTAATGGAATAGTTATAACAGGTAATACTGGAACTATTGCTGTTCATGCAACAGCAACACAAACAGCAAACATTACTAATGGTAAGTATGCTTATGACTTAGAAATTACGGCACCTGCTCCTGATAATACAGTCACCCGACTTGTGCAAGGAACTATTGAAGTCAGCCCACAAGTGACGAGGACACCATGAGCGACATTATTATTGTCCAACCAATTACACCAACCGTTGAAATTACTTCGCCCGGTCCTCAAGGACCAGCAGGTGTTTTCAGCCCTGGTGATGTTGCCTATACCCATACGCAAAACTCACCAAGTGCTACTTGGACAATAAACCACAACTTGGGTTTTAACCCTGTTGCGGTTGTGTTAGATTCTGGTGGCACACAATGCGAAGGCGCAATTAGTTATCCAACAGTAAACCAAATGGTAATCACATTTACGGGCGCATTTAGTGGCGTTGCGTATATAGTCTAGGAGATAAAAAACATGGCAAGAAAATTTCTGGTCGGTATTGACCTTACTAAAAATGAATTACAGAATGCGGTAATTCAAAACCTCGCAACTGCACCTTCATCTCCTGTCGCTGGTCAGATTTACTACAATACTAACGATAACGAGTTGTATTTCTACAACGGGTCAGCATGGGAAAGCACACAGGCTGAGTCAGAGGTTCTTTATGGCACTTTCGCTGGTCGCCCTGCGGCTGGCACAGCAGGTCGTTTGTATTATGCAACAGATCAGGCACTCCTTTACTTTGATGATGGTTCAACATGGGCACAAGTTTCTAACTTTGGCTCAGTAACCGCCCAAACTTCATACGGTGCATCTAGTGGTAGTGGTTCATCTAATAACTATGCCCGTGCTGATCACACACACGGTACACCTTCACTAAGCAGTAATGCAGGTTCAAACCTATCTATTGGTGGTGTGGCATCTGCTGGTACAGGAACAGCACCATCTCGTGACGATCACGTTCACGGTATGCCAGCATTTGGAAATGTAACTGCACAAACCTCATTTGGTTCTGCTAGTGGTAATGGTTCAAGCACAGATGTTGCTCGGGCTGATCACACACACGGAACACCAGCACATGATAACTCAGCACACTCAGCAATTAATCTTTCTGCCCTTGCTGTTCCATTGGCAGATGTAAGTTTTAACAATCTTAAAATTACTAATCTTGCAACACCTACCGTTTCAACAGATGCCGCAACTAAAGGTTATGTAGATGGTGTTGCTGAAGGACTACATATTCACGCATCTGTAGTTGCCGCAACAACTGCAAACCTAGTTGCTACATACAGCAACGGAACTTCAGGTGTCGGTGCAACTCTTACAAACAACGACACTCAAGCCGCATTGGTAATTGATGGTGTAACTTTGTCTGTATCAGATCGTGTTTTGGTCAAGAATCAAACAAGTGGTGCACAAAATGGTATTTACACAGTTACTGATACTGGTTCAGTTTCTACAAACTGGGTACTAACACGAGCAACTGACTTTGATACATCTGCCGAAATTCAAGGTGGCGATTTCGTATTCGTAACTGGTGGAACAACTTGGGATAATACTGGTTGGGTTCAAACTGCAACTGGTGTTACTGTTGGATCAACTGCAATCGTTTGGCAACAATTCTCAGGTGCAGGTACTTACACAGCATCTAATGGTGTTCAATTAGTTGGTTCAAACTTCTCAGGAGTTGCAGTAGCCAGCGGTGGATTAACTGTTGGAGCCTCAGGTTTTGAGTTAGATACTGCTATTGCAGTTCGCAAATATAACGCAAATGTTGGTGATGGTACAGCAACTTCATACACAATTACTCACTCACTTGGTACTCGTGATGTTCAAGTAACTGTCTATGATAACTCAAGCCCTTACGCTGAAGTAATCTGCGATGTTCAACACACTT